GCTCATGGCGCATCCTTTCGGTAGTTGGCTGATAGCTGAGATTCGGTTGAATCTTTACGCTAGGTGGGTTTCTTGCTCATGGATTTTCTTCCATGTTTCCATCAGTTCAATTGATAGATCATGGTGTTTATTCCAATCAATCCTGGGAACATCAATTAGTCCCCGAGACTCAAAACTTTTGATAGTTACTTCGACAATTGCTTTGCTGTACATCCGCCATCCGGGCTTCTTTACACCTTTAACAACTATTGACTTTAGGCGATAGGGTGCACGTGGTATAAAACCTTTTCGTTCCCAAAGCCTCAAAGTAACTATCGGTCTGCCTAATGCGAGACACAATGACCCCGCACTATATAATTCTACCACATTTCCATTAGGTAGAGTTTTTACCTGAGGATTCTCATCCCAGGAACCTTGTTGTATAACTTTTTTAGGTTTAGCATTTGGATTTACGGCACGACGCTTTTTCTTAGAGCCTGGATAGTAATCATCCAAACTCTTTAATAAGTTGTCTACCGGATCTGTCATGTTATCCCTTATTTTGTGTAGAACGCGTATGAAACTTTCTTAGTAAACATAGCATCAATATCGTCTTCTTCTAAAAGACCTTCGTATAGGCAAGCCATTACTTCTGCCTCATCTAGCATAGGAATCATCTTATAGCAACGCTCTGACAAACCCTTTTCAGTAAGGATTGTGTTTGCTGAGTCTTCGTTTAACGATTGAGATACTTTGCGCTGACGTTGTAGAGATGTAACCCCGTCTACCTCAAAAGGTAACGTAAGCCAAATATGGCCCTTTTCGTCTGGCTCGCCCTCTTCGTCAACAATGTCTGAAAGCTCAGCCTGAATTGATGATCGTTCTTTGTCCATGTCGGCAATACGACGCTTTAATGCTACAAAGCTCGCAACCTTATTCATAAAGGTATTGTTCTGTGGATCTTCTTTTTCTATAACTTTAGGCATATGTTTTTCCCTCCGTTATATATTTTAGCCGATTATTCGACAGAACGCAAATCGTTAATATAAGCCTCTAAAGCCTTAATAATGACGTCGGTGACCGTACGGCCCTCAGAGAAGGCTTTGGCTTTAACGGCCTCCCAGAGGTCGCTAGAGACACGTATGGTACGTGTTGGGGTCTTAGGTGCATTAGGCATAGAAATATTCTATACTGAAACCTCTTCTAAAAATGCCCTAAGTGTCCCTACAGTTAGATTAACGCCACCCTCTGTATTTATGCCCTCACCGTCAATGATTGCATTAGCTACAGCCATCTTCTGCACTAACATTGCGTGCTGACGCTCTTCGATAGATCCCTTCATTAGGAAGTCTTGAATAACAATTGAAGGCCAAGTACTAGAGGCCCTTCGTATACGCCCATTACGTTGTAACGCCAAACCTGCGTTCCACGGAAGATCATAATTAATAAGTAAGTTAGCCTGAGGAAGATCCACGCCATAGCCACCGGCGTCAGAACTAATAAGTATACGACAACTTGGCTCAGTTTGGAAAGTAACCTTAGCAACCTCTTTAGCTTTAGCATCTAGTTCTCCTGTATAAATTTGTGGTGAATATTGTTCAAGACTTTTTTCAAGTAGCTTAACCATATGAACATAGCTAGTGAATATGACAATCTTGTTTCCTTCATAACTATCTAAAAACTCAGAAACATATTTCTCAAGAGCTGTTGCTTTAGGGTGTGCTTTAAGAGAAGCAAGCTTTCCACCCTCGTCTAAATCATTTATATATTTAGATCCTGCATCGTTATCTTTACGGTATTTACCAGCAGAGTTAGTCAGCAAAGCAGGGGCATCGCAAAGCATTCTTAATGCCGTTAGCTTAGACATGATCTTGCCCTTCATAGCATTTGCAGCATCGTTTTGATTTTCTCCAGAGTAGTGGGAAAACAAATCAAAGGAACTACCAAAATCATCTATAGCGTTATCTAAGTCGTCTAGTATCTCTCTAACGATCTGTCGATACAGGATTGCTCCGGCACGGTCAAACTCTACCAGGATAGGCTCTGCAAAAATAGTGTCAGGAAGATATGGGGCAACATCTGGATCCTGCTGACGTTTGCGTACAGATGCGGTTGCTAAAGTCTTGCTTAATGTAGTAAGGTTTCTATACTTCTCTACGCCACCAAAGTGATTACGTACAATAAACGTCTTATCAAATAAATCAAATCTTCCTAAAACTTTAGGATCTATAAACTGCATAATGCTATACAGCTCTTCAGGCTTACCGTTTTCAATAGGGGTGCCTGTCAAAGCAAACTTAACTGGGCTGGTAAGTTTCTTTACTTGCTTTGATCTTTTTGATCTAAAACTTTTGATGGCTGTTGCTTCATCGCAGACAACGAATCCTCTTGCAAGGTGTTGAACATAGTCCCAGTCGTTAACAACCTGCTCATAGTTGAGGATAACATAATCAGTGAGCGAGTGACCCCAATCGACTGCCTCGCCATATTGGAGCGCCCGTTGTTTTGGCGTTCCATCAATGACCACAACGTTTGCAGCGTCATCTGTAAATTTCCTAATCTGTTCGGCCCATTGATACTTCAATGAGGATAAGCAAATAATAATACCAGGTTCGGTTATCTTTCCAAGGTCTTTAAGCTCTTCAAGTGCAGCAATAGTCAGAACAGTTTTACCCAGGCCAAGGTCGTAGGCCACAAGCATCTTTTTGCGCTCTACCATAGCCTCTACAGCCTCAATTTGATACGGTAAAAGTGTTCCTGTAAAACTCACGCGTCTTGTCTCCAATGCAGGTAGGACCTAATATACACAACTGCGTACGCTATTGCTGAAAATATGAACCCGTATTGAGCGGTGATTACTGCGTAGGTTATCCAAAGGATCTCGTTAAACATAAGTACAAGCCAACCCCAGATAGTCTTGCGGCCCACAAAGTAGATGCCTGTGACACCTATGACTGCTAGTACCCAGGACCACATCATACTAGCTCATCCAGACGTGATGATTCTAATACGTTTTCTAAACGACGAACTGAATTACAAACCTTACAAGTAATGGATGTGGTGTCTCCATTATGGCGGGTACGTCGTTCACTAATATGTACCTGCGCAAACTCGCCAAAAAGAGGATGACCATTCACACAAGTAGTTGGATCCTCTTGTTTTTTAAGTTTCTTAGTGTTCTCTGAAATAGTTACCTGACGAAGATGATCAGGGTTACAACAGTTTCTCACCCTACAGATATGATCGATAACCATACCGTGTACTACAGGTTCTTTTAGCGTAGCAACTACAAGTCTGTGAACTAAATACAGTATTCCTTTATAAGAGAATCTACCGTACCCGTCATCAATCTTGCCGGTCCATAGCCAACAGTCATCTGTTTTATTAACCTTATCCCAGAATCTTTCTGGAAGCTCTTCTAATATATTATAATCAATTGATGGTTTAGCCATGTGAAAGTACCCCCTGCATTCTTGTCTTAACCATTAACTCTAAATCTTCTATAGAACCGTTGTTAGCAAAGATCTGATCTACTTTGTATCCGTCCATCTCTTGTTCTGAAACATGTTCGTTGACCGCAGCAACCCCGATACGTTTAATGCGCCATATTTGACCGTCTTGGTGCTTAACCATTTCTGCTTCATTTATAAAACGAACATCAGTTATAACAGCGTTCTCATGTTCAAAAATTGAGGACAATGAACGATCAACCCAAAAGTTTTCTCCAAATACTTTACGAGCACCTACACCAAGATCCTGTAACAAGCGGCGTACCTCTGGAAATGCAGTCTTTGCTACATCCCAACCATACCCATCAACAACTCCTTGAAGTCTATAATCACCGTCTTTAACTGCAGGGTTTGCTTCATAAAGAAGTTTACGAATAGGGTCCGCAAACGCTACGCGTTTAAACCCATAGTTTTCTACAAGAATATTAGCTACGGTGTCTTTGCCTGATTGTGCATATCCTGTTAGTCCAATAATCATAAGTAAGCTGCCTCCCCAAACACTGAATGTTTTGCCTTCTCTATACCTATTATAACCTGTTCTTCAGTCATATCGCCAATGTCTTTTACGTCCCCGTCATACTTAAAGAAGAAGCACTCCAGCCCTTCTTTCTTAGTACGTTCAAGCATATCCTTAGATGCTTTCTTACCTGCCTGGTCAATCTTTGGGTTATCAAAAGCAATGATTAACTTGTCGGCACGTCGCATGAGGTCAACTTGTTCTTGACTAATAGACGCACCAAAGGTTGAAACCCCACCATCTATTCCCAAAGATGAGAGTCTTATAACGTCTAAAGGAGACTCCACTATGATCATAGTTCCACCAGACCAAGCGTTTAAACCAAATAAAGTTTTAGACTTTTGTACCCCGGTAGGTCTGTTACGAAAGTAACGATTGACCTGGCCCTTTTCTTGCCAACCCATCAACTTCTTTGTTTCTGGGTTACGTATAGGTGTTATCCAACCTTGTTGTTTTGCATCCCATACAACCCCGTACTTAGCACATGCCTCAGCAGTTAATGATCTAGCATCTAACGCCCACTGCGGGGGCTCTACAAATACCGCGAGCCTGGCCTCACTCATCTCTACTGGTCTTTCAATGGGGACATAAGAGTTTTTGGCTTCTTCTAGTTGCTTTGCCAATAACTCAAAATTAACCTCAATGTTTTGACGCAACCATGATTTAGCTGCATCAAAGTCAAGGCGTCCCCATTCGGTAAGAAACTCATTAATCTCTGCAACAAGAGTAATAAGAGTTCCGCGGTATCCACAAGAGAAGCAGTGGTGTACACCGGTTTCGCAGTTCATTGACCATGAGGGGTTAGAGTCTGGTCGCCCAGTTCTTTCTAAGTGCATAGGGCATAGACCAAGCAACTCACTGTTGCGTTGGTTGACCTCTATGCCTAGCCTTAGTAAAGCAATCTCTACATCGCCCTCGCGGTACATCTATGCCTCTTCCCACTTTTTTTGTAAGTGTTCAATACGAGCTTTAGCTCTTTCTACTTTAGTAGTAGTTATAACTGGAAAGTTATATTGCCTATTAATAGCAAAAGTGTCACCACCGCAGCAATACCCCACACCAGATTTGTCAACGTCCCTTGACCAGTTCATGCAGGTGCTGCAATACCCTTTACGTTTTCTACTCATACTCTTCTGGGTCTTCTTCTTTAGGGCGGTCATCCATCATTACATAGTCTTCTGGCATATCTACCAGGGTAGGTGCTGTAGCCATAGAGCCACAGGCTGCACATTCCATATCTAGGAAGTACATAGAAATCTCGTAGTCTTGGAACATACACTTTACATCCCATACTTGTGATCCACAAGCACAAATGTGTGTAGGCTCACCACGAAGATCCATAGCGTTTTTGTAATCTGGTTTTAATTCTGTAATATGCTTAATTTTCTTAACCTCTTCCGATCATGTGGGGTTGTTCCCGCCCAAATCCCGTCTAGGTTTGGGTATTGCATTGCGTACTTAAGGCAAGAGTCCTTAATCCAACAGTCTTCGCATACTTTTCTAGCCTCATCAATTATGAGCGGATCTTTATAATCCGGTGGAAAGAATAAGTCTGGATCCGCATCTAGACAAAGTTGGGTTCCGTTAAAAGGATTGAATTGGCTGGCCAAAAGATCCATATTCTTCAAAACGTCCTCCTTCCCAATCCCAAAGCAAATCGCTTGTTGCTGGACCGCAGTTACGGCTAGCAACAATACGAAGTTCACGGGAGGAGTCGTCTTCTTCATCTTGCTTCTGCAATCCAAGAATCACATCTGAGTCCTGAAAGAAAGAGGAAGAATAACCGATAGAGTCAGCAGACACTTGGCGCTTCTTCATCTTCCACAGTAGAACCTGAGTTGAGATGACGATTGGAATATTTTGTTTTTGCGCTAAGCGCTTTAAGTTACGAGTAATGCTAGTTAAAGACTGTGGGGTATTTGACTCACCACTTGCCTCATCAACCATAAGATACACACCGTCTACAAAAACAATATCTGGTCTGATCTTTTCAATCTTTGCGGCAAGACCAGTGACTGTCATAGCTGAACTTGAATCAGTAAGGTAAAACTTGTGCATCTCTTCCATGCGCTCTAGTGTCTCTTTGTAACGTCGCTCTTCATCTGGATGTAACTTTCCACGAATAAGGCGTGAGTGTGCAACCTTAGAGCGCATAGCATCGTGACGATGTTGTTGCTCTATGTTGCTCATCTCAAAAGATTGAAACATAGGTACGTAGCCATCTTCGTGCACGTTAACTGCAATCTGCATAGCAAGTACTGACTTACCTGTCTTAGGGGGCGCAATAATAGTAATCAACTGGCCTGGTTGTAGTCCAGCCGTTGCCTCGTCAATAGTGCGAAATCCAGTGCGGTAGCCAAGCAACCCACCGTCTCTGGTCTTTATAGACATGTACTCTTCAAAACGATTGTTAGTATCCTTTGTAAGATCAACATCGCTAGTTTGTCCGGTACCTTCGTCATAGATAGTTGCTACGCCATGACTCATCTCAGCAATAGCGGCATCGTGATTACCGGAAGCAATAAACTCTGCAGCGCTCTGTACAACTTCAATTGCTTTTTGACGTCTGCGGTATTCAACTAATTGATCAACTAAATAATCTAACGAGTCTTCTACAGCTAACAACCTGTATGTAGGGAAGTTATCCTTAACGGTAACTGCACTAGGTACCTCTTGATACTTTGTCCAGTGTGTGCGAATAAACTTCCAAAGTGTTCGGTTCTCTTCAACAAAGAACCAGCTATCTTCTACACCGGCTTCTAGGGCAGGAGCAAGCTCCCGAGTACGAACTACCCGAGATATAAGACGCTCTTCGTTATCTGCTGCCATTTATTAATGCCCCTAAATCTAAATACCAATGTCCATAACGTAGCCCACGCTCTGGTATATCAATAACGTTCTTTACCTCTGGACGATACGGTAACTCCGCAACAAGGTCTGCAACTACGTTGTAAGCCTTTGAATAATTAAATGGGTTAGTACCTAGATTATCTAAATCTTCTAAGACGCCATCCATCTCTTCTTGAGAATACTCGAACCCTACTAATTCTAACCTGAAACTGTACTTTTCAGCAAATCGCCAAAATTGGGATAGAGCTTGCCGATTGTACGTAACTTCTTCCGAAGCGACCGGTATACCAAGTACTCTAGTAATCTTGGCCCTGCGATCCAAAATACAATCAAGAGTAACCAACACACGTAAAGGAATTTCATTTGATATATCGCCCCCGCGCATTTTTTAAACGGTCTCTATTTTTCCATATTTAACTAAGAAAGGCCTAAATAGTTTAGGATCTAAACTAGCTAAACTGGCTTCGTGTTCTGAAGCTTTTTTTGAAACTTCTACTGGATAGATGCCATTGTTTTGACTTCTACGTATAGAAACAAAACGAGTATGCTTACAGATACTACGTTCTCCAAAAGAAACGCAATCACATCTAAGCTTTGCGTTATCTAAATTGGTGGCAACTTCGTGCACACCTGTTTCAGAAAGAAAAAGCTGTGTTGCTTGCCATTCACTCATCGTATCCTCTTTCATTTTCTTCTATCACCTTTCAAAGCTTTTACCTTAACAGGAACAAATGCCTCAAGAGCAAAGCTTCCCATAGGTTCTCCATAAACTCCGCCCCAATTCTCTAACTCAACGTTTGTAGTTACGATAGTTGGGAGGCCTGCGTTAAATCTTGAACGAAGTAATGCGTCAAATGTATTCTCCGCCCAACCAGAAGTTGTGCGGTACTCTTTGCCAAGGTCATCCAAAACAAACACTCTTACGTTATTCATTCTATCCGAGTCACCGTATATGCTGTCAAGTAGCAGTTGGTCGGCTTCGTTTTCCTCAGACCATAGAGACTTCTGTAGGCGCAAAAGCTTTGGATAGTCCATAAACGCCCCAATTCGGTTTGGGAGCGTTCCTGGTGTACCCAAGACTTCTCCTGGAATACCTCTAATAAGGCTCTGGAGGGCCGTAGAGGCGAGAGTAGTCTTTCCGTGACCTGGATTACCCACCAGCATGATTCCGAGTCCGCAAAATGGATCCCCAGCCTTTTGGATAATCTCACCATTTACCACTCGCTCAACCCACTGACGAACTTTTTCAACTGCTGGGCTCTGCTCAAGATCTGAGAACTCCCACCCAATGGTTTTCATTGGGAGACCGGCTTGTAGGATTTGTCTGCGCACACTTGGTGCAATTGCGGATAAATCGTACATTTATTCTCCTCCGAGTAGTCTCAACATCTTTTCTTCGTGTGCTGCGTAATCAACTTCTGCTTCGTCTGATACTGGCCTGGTTACAATTCCGTGAACTGTTGGGTAGTAGGCAAAGAACCGCTGCCATAGTGGCTTCCCAATTCCGGTGTCATGTAAAGAACGAGGATCACCAAAAAACATTCGCATAGCCTTTAAAATTGCTACACGGCCTGTACCTTCTGCAACTTGCTTGTTAACCCAAGTTGCTACGTACTTGCCGTTAACTTGAGACGGCACACCGGGAGCTGCTTTCTGAACTAAGTCGTAGAACTCTGCAACAAGATCATTGGTTGACCAAAGTTCTTCTGGCGTATTGACTCTATCTCGGCTGTCATGTTGGGCCTTAACTGGCTTCTTGTACTTAGCGTTGAGTCGAGCCTGACGATCCTCAATCTTGCCAACAGTGCCAACTGATTCTTCTTCTGGAGCAATTCCAAAACGCTTGCGCTTAGGCTTTTCTTCTCCATCAAGATTCCATGCCATCTTTTCCTCCTCAAGGGGCGCAGCCCCTATAGATAATAATCCGTTAGGATTATTATCTATATTAGTACTAGTGATATAACTACTAGCTGTATAGTTGTCTATGTATAGAACGCCTGATATTCCGTCGTCGGTAGAAAGCATCTTAATTGCCTCATTTGTGAATTTTAGATTAGTTCTCCACTGGCCGTTTACATTTACCCGGACAGATTTAATGTAGCGCAAATCCTTCAATTCGGACATTGCACTTCGAATAGCGTCCCGACCTTCAGGAACTTCTTTATTTTCCCAGAGTTCATCTGCCGATATAACTCGGCCCTTTGTAACATAATAATAGAACAGGGATCTAGCCCTGAGAGACAACTTTGGGTTTATAATAGGTTTTAACATGTAACCCTCCTTATAAACTATTCTATAGCTTATCCACCTTGTTTGGCAAACCGCGACGTTCTCTAGGCGTAGGACCACTAAAAATCTGCTCTACTAAAAGAGAAAGTGTTAAACCAATAAAAGCAGTTGCTAAAGAATAGACGGCAAGATACGATAGCTTCGTATCAAGATTGTAACAGGCAAGGATTGAAATAGCAAATGCCGCTAAACCACGCCATTTACCCATGGGTTTATAAAGCCCCTCAACAGCAGTTAAGATACAAGCCGTTGCTAATCCTGAAATAATAACTATGCCCATAGATATCATTCTACTGTCTAAATACTACGTTGTCAACGTGGAAGGCGTTGCTAGCGCTGTATGTAGTTGGAGTTGACTTTATGGTAATTCTTGCATATGCTGCTCCAGTAATATTACTTACAGGGTAGATGTCTGCAATATACGCCCACCTAGTTGTCAGGGTAACAGCTATTGTTTTAGTCTTTGTGTACATAGCTGTTCCAAAACCTGAACCAGTTGAGTAATTATTAGAGTCATAAAAATCAACAGTTAATATGTAGTTTCCTGCAGCTGAGGCTGAGGGCACTGGTCGAACAGCTGCAGAAGCATAATAGCCACCGTTAGCGGTAATCGGTATGGCACCAGAAACAATTCCATAAGTTTTATTTCCAGAAGAGCCTGCAGTAGTAACTACAGCGTAAGCTTGTCCTGAAACCGTGCTGTAATCAAATATAGATCCTGTTGATATGTTGCGACTTAAAGTAGAGTTAGACGCAGTCCAATTTCCTAAAGAAGTTTCAAAAGAATTGTTTGGAATAAGTGATTTTTCTATGTCAGTGTACGGATGTGTTGGCAGTCCTGTTTTAATAGCCCAAGATGAACCGTTCATAGCATAGTCTCCTAAGCTTGCACGAAGTCTAGAAATTTTAATATCATAGTTGTGAAAATAAGTTGACTTGCCTGAATTTTGTGCCTCTGATTGTGTAGCTAAAATACTTTTAGCAGAGTTTGTAGGATTAACTAAAGAAGTTGTTCCAGCATCATTAAAAAGTATATATTGAGAAGGTATGCGCCCATATTCTACTTGCACGCCATCAATATGTACATAAGTAGCTGTAGTGCCGGAAACAGATATGGTAAATGTACCTGTTGTGGCACCAGAGGTTAATTTATAAACGCCAGAAATTCTAGTCCAACCATCACCGCTTGCAGGCAATGTATATACAGAGTTACCTATGCCATAAGTAATGGCGGTAGAAGAGGGACGTCGAACATAGGCAGAAACAACTATGTCTTCTCCTCCCTTAGCTGCTTGTTTAAGGTAGTATGTGCCTGTGATAGTGGTGCTTGTAGTAAAGGCTACTTTTCCAAAATAAGAGTTGTATAGGGGGCCAAGGCCGCTATCAGAATCTGTTCTTGTAAGAGTTCCAGTAGAAGTCCAATCAGTAGTGTTTGTTTCAAACCCATGATTGTGCATATAGTTAAATCTATTTTTTGTTTCCCACTTACAATCATTTGGAGAATAGTACTGTTGCACTACGGGATTTGTAGGAGTTACTCCACTAAACCCATTAAAATACGGAGAAGTCTCAGAGCCTTCTTCTAACATAGCCCCATCTATCCAATACTCATCATTAGCTAAGTTATCGCTAAAATAAATAGAAACCTTGGCACAAGGTGCTACAGAATCTCGTGAAACTGGCGGTGATAAGAAAGACACACTTATTTGATTTTTTGTTGTAGTTGACAGAGTAATTTCATCAGAATCAGAATAGTTAACTAGTGGGGCATAATATGCTCCGTTAGCATCCGTTAGTACTTGCGCCTGTTCTTCTAAAGTTGCTTTGCTTGAAAACTCAACTCTAATGCGGGCTTTTCTAGCAGCAGACCCCAATACATAAGCACTAGCAGTGTACGCGGTGCTAGGATCAACAGGTATCCAATCAGATACAACTGCAGAATTTCCGTTAGATGTTGATTTTAACTTAAGACATTTTGACCCCAAAACAATTGCCGCAGTTTTTGTGCTATCTTCAATAGCGGACCCATTAAAGGGTTCCCAACCATGTATGCCATTTTCAAAACTGCCGTTTGGCATAAAGTTTTGTTTTTCTCCGTGCACGTGAATATTTACTCTTCGAGGATCTTCATATATAAAAATATTTTCAAGTTCAGTAAATTGACATAAGTCAATTGCGTACCGGCTAGATGACGCAGAGGATGGCGTAATAATAATCTTTATTTTAGCAAATTTAGATTTAGGATGAGACATAATTCCACTACTATCTGTAGCAGTAGTCTCTTTCCAAGACGTAGTTGTTGTTAAAGAGGGGCCACCGGAAGTTGCGGATAATAGAGTGCCGTACATGTCATAGAACTCAATTGTTGATGTTACCGTAGCAGCATTATCTCTATGAAGGACGCTACCTCTAAAGAAATAATTAGTATTTGGTTTAACAGGTATTCCGTACAGTGTTATGTTGTTACCGTTTCCAGGCAAGCTAAGTGTAACTGCTGAAGTTGAGGCCGTGGTTAATTGTCCAAAACCAGACAGTTTTGGTAATGTAGTAAGCTCCCAAAGCGTTTGTGCCAAGCTTGGTGGTGAAAGAACCTCTGCTGTAAATGTTTTTTGCGCTAACGTACCGCTTGATGCCGACCACCTACCAAGTGACTCTTCAAAAGAAGCATCATTATAGTCTAATAGTAAGTTATGTCCCACCCTAACATCATTTCCCCAGTGTGTTAGCGCCGTAGTAAATGTAGCAAAAGCTGTAGGGGTACCTTTATGTGAATGTACAAGATTGCCAACACTTGATAGGCTTCTATGGTACGTGTCTCCCAAAGCAGGTTCAAATGGAAAATTAAAATCTGAAATCTTATATTTAAGAATAGAGTTAGGTGTATAAATTCTATTATTTACATTTCCTAAAAGAAAAGCCTCTAATCTAAGTTTGTCATAAACAAAAGAAAACAC